GAAGAGCAAGGGCATCGGCCCCGTCACCACCGCATTGCCCACGATGACGCACTGCATCCCCTCGGGGAGCAGGTCGGGGTGCTTGTCGACGTAGACCGTGTAGCGCTCGACCACGTCCGCGTTGCGAAGACGGTCGGCCTCATACGGGTTGGAGAGCGACATCGTCCAGTTGGCCAGAGCGCCGTTGTCCCCAAGCGCGTCCCCGCCGTCACTCAGCGCCACGGTCGATTCGTTGCCCGCAGCGACCGCTCCGGTCGCGCCGTAGCGCTGGGCCGCTTCCTGCGCGGGGATGACCTCACGGAGAATGACGTAGTACGGCTTCTTGGTCGCGGTCGCGTTGGCCGAGACGCGGAACTGCTCGACCCGCACCACGTCCGTCTTCAAGTCGCCCAGCGGCTTCTGCATCCCGCCGCCCTCGCCCATCGCCTCATCCCACGGGCCTGCATCCGGGTCCCAGAAGACGTGCATCCCGCTGATGCCGTCGGTCTGCGCCCAGTAGCAGGCTTCCTGCAGGACCTGCCCCATTTGCTGGGACTCATACGCAAACTCGAGCGCGGCCTGCCGGGCTTCCGCCTTGCGCTGGTCGTCGGGGTCCAGCGTCATCGGGTTGATGCTGAAGCCGGGGCGCTGCTCGGTGATGATATGCAGGCGCTGGTCGAGCGCCTTGTCGATGAGGTTGTAGACGATACGGCTCGACTCGCTTGGCCGCACAGGCTCACGCCACGGCCCGAGTCCGGTGGCACTCACCCACTGCTGGCCTGCACGGAAAAGGCGGTTGCGCTCGACCAAGTGCATATGCGTCTCGATAGCCATCCGCCGCTCGTTCCAGCGGTTCCGCACCCAGCTGACCCACTGCTGCGGGTCGTCGCCGTCGTTGTCCTCGGCCAGCGGGAAGTCGTCGCCAAAGAGCGCCCGGCTCAGCGCCCGAAGCTCGGCGTCCTTGGGCAGGGTAATGCGGGCCGCGGTCTCGAGGTCGTTGGTCGCGACCTCCTCGTTAGCGCGTTGCCCGTTGGCATCCAGCACCACGGTGGTCGTGCCGCTCGAGGCGGCGACGTAGGGCTCGGCGGCTCCGGGGATGTCCTGCTCTTGCTCGTCGCCGTAGTCGATGTCTTCCATCGCGACATCGGTGTCTTCCGCCCCCGGGGCTTGCGCGGCCAGCTCGCGGAGCAGGGCCTCGTAGTCGGGGTTCAGGTTCGGGATGGTCATCCGAGGTCTCCGATGCCGAGCGCACGGCGCACGAGGTTCCACTTCTGGGCGTCAGACATTGACGCATCCTGCACCTTGACGTACCGCTCCTTCGCGGTCTGCAGCACCTGCTCCTGCGCCCACTCCTCCGACTCCCGCATCGCCAGTGCCACGATGTCCTGCGGCACGACGACATCCTGCTCGGTCAGCGGCACGGGTGGGTAGCGATGCGTCCACCAGTCGCGCAGGACCCGCTCGCCTCGGACCAGCGCGAAGACCACCACGCCTGCCCAGAGGAGCTGACTCACTCCACCGCCTGCGGCTTGGTCTCGACAGGTTGCAGCGCCTTGAGCGCCTCAATGCCTGCAGCCACCTCGTGATACGGGCGGCTGGCGAGGTAGGCGAGAATCTTCTCGAGCAGGTCCTGCGGAATCGCGAAGGTCGGCATAGCTCCGTGAGGTTGTGGGCTTAGAGCCCGTTGTACTCAGCGACCGTGAACGTCGCCGAGGTGGTCGCGCCGATGGTAATCTTGACCTGCGCGTACTGCTCGCCCTTGAGGGTGGCGCACGTCGAGGTCTGCAGGGTCGCGGTGGTCAACGAGCCGTCACTCGCAAAGCCCGTCTTCGTGGTCCACGTCGAGGGGGTGGTGAAGTCGCGAATCGTGTAGAGCGTGTCGTTCGCCGAGCTGACCGTGCCAGCGGCGAAGGTCGCCTTGAGATGCACCTCGATTTCGCTCACCATTCCGGCCATTGGCACGAGGCAGATGTAGTCGCCTGCCACGGTGAGTGCGCCCGCATCGACCAGCTTGGTGCCGACCAGCCCGTTGGCGGCAGCGGCTGGGACGCTGGTGATGACGAGCAAGCCCTGCCCGTTCCACGCCGCCTGTTGATACTTCTTCTCGGTCGAAAAGACCGCGGTCTCGTTCGCCATCGGTTAGGCCTCAGTGAGTAGGAGCAGGAGCTTCTTCCGCCGAGCGGCGGCAATTGCGTATGGCATGACACCCTCCAAGTCAATCCCGAATATACACCGAACCACCGGAAGCGCAAGCGTCCGAGCCGGGGTCACAGCACCATCCCCCCGGCCACGTCCCGGTAGTCGTCGGCCACCCCCGGCACGAACCGGGTCCACTCGTGCGGGTCCTTGCCCTCGGCCCCGATGCCGACGGGGATGGCAGGCTCGCTGACCAAGTAGGGCAGGCTGGCCAGCGCATAGCGCAGCGCGTCGGCTCCGTCGTCGCCGCCTTCCCCGCGGTCGTCGGCGTCCCGCTTCAGCGGTACGTTCGGTCGCTTGGGGTCCGGCACCAGCCCCTGCAGCTCGCGCATGAGTCGACGGGTGCCGACGGTGTCGACGAACCGCAGGCGGTCGTTGGTCAGCAGGCGGCGTAACACCTTGGCCCCGGCCTCACGGTCGATGCTGGCCTTGGCCAAGGCGAGGCCGTAGTGGTCGAAGATGTCGGCCACGGTCTCCGGGCTGGCGGTGTGCGCCTGCCGCATCGCGAAGGCGTCGTGCCCCGCATAGACCCGCTTGGCGCAGGCCGATGGGACGCGGCCCTCGTTGCCGGGCAGGGCGAGCTGCGCCCGGATGCTGGCGGCCTGCTCGTGGTCCTGCTCGCGGTGCAGGTAGAGCGCGTCCAAGACGTAGACGTGGCGACCGTCGTCGACCACAGGGACCCAGACGGCAGGGTGAGCATAGCCCCAGTCGTAGCCGGACCACGCCTGCCACCAGTCGGGCAGGTAGGTCGGCAGATGGTCCCGCGGCACGACGTAGTCCTCAAGGCTGGCCAGCTCAGGGTAGAAGCTGGCACCGGATGCCGTGAGGCTGGCGTCAAGCTCCTGCTGCGCGTGGGCTGAGCCTGCCGGGTACTCTTGGCGCAGGAGCTGAATGTCTTCGGGTGAGAGCTTCGGGTTGGACTCGGTCGGGTGGTGCCAGTGCTGCCAGCCGTCACGACCTGCGGCGACCTGCAGGCAGAGGCGGTTAAAGTAGCTGGGCGTCTGCCGGGCGGCGTTGCCATCCCAGCCTGCGGAGGGCGTCGAGACGATGAGGCACCAGCCGCCCTTGTCGAGCAGGGCAGGCAGCACGACGGCAGAGAGCGCGTACTCGAGGTTCAAGTAGGCGGCTTCGTCGATGACCGCCCCGTCGAGCGAGCGACCGCGCAAGTTGTCGATGCTTTCAGCGGAGCGCAGCTCGAGACTGCCTAAGCCTGCGAAGCTGACCCGGCGGTCGGTCTCGTGCAGCGTGACACCCGGCAAGCCTGCCAGCCGTGGCTTGATTTCCTCACGCCAGATGGCTCGAGACTGCGGGTAGTCCGGGGTGAGCCAGACGACGTTCCCGCCCTTGAGTGCGCCAAGGTGTCGCCCGTCGCCGTGACCTAAGAGCGCGGCAATCAGGGCAGCGCGAGACTTGCCTGTCCGTCGGCCTGCTCGCCAGACCTTGAACCGTTCGGGCGCATCGAGGACTTCGCGCTGGTGCGGGAGTGCGGCAGGCAGGAAGAGCGTGGACACGCGGGGTGTCAGCTTACTCGCTGCGGATGACGACGTTCAGCGTCTGCTCGCCGCTGGTCTCGACCGCCTGCCGCTCGCCGTACTCCTTCGGGCGACGCTTGGCTGCCGCCCACTTGAGCGTATCGACCTTGAGCCTATCCGCGGAGTACGTCTCGTTCGTCGTCTCGAGCGCGATGCGGATGGCTTCCTCCGCGAGCGCGTCGGCGGCTTGATGTTTCGCGTGTGCGTAGAGCTTGCCCAGCACGTCGTCTTCCGCGGCCCACTTCCAGACCGTCGCCGGGTTGATGCCGTATTCTTTCGCGGCCTCGCGCACGAGAACGCCGTGAGCGACGGCGTCGCAGATGGCGGTGAAGATGCGGAGCTTCTCCGCTGCCGGAGTGGGCTGACCGCCTGTGGACTTCCGCGGCTTGGTCATATAGGCCGAAGATATACCGAAGCAGAGGGAAGCGCAAGTTTTCGAGGGTTGAGAAACCGAAGAAACCCCGAAAGAAAGATTAAGAGTTGATGAAGTTTGCGTTATAGGCTTGCGCGGCACGACGGGGGGCTGGTACTCTACTCTGCGTGACGGCACAACGCCGCACGACACCACACACAGAGGAGCGCCACCATGCACCCCTACCATTGCAACCCATTGCAATCCATTGCAACCCATTGCAACCAAGGGAACGACCGGACGGGATGGCTGACCATCTACCGCGA